TCACTGTGCTTACAAATCAGGAGACAGCCGATAGATTAGAATCTGTTGGGTTGGTTCAGGTGAAAGATAGAGCAGGACAACCTAAGTATGAGGAACCCGCATTTTCTTTTAGTAGAAAAGTTGAGGTGGCAGGTAGAACTAATGCCGCACCCTTACTTGTAGATGGTGATGGTAATAAATTAGATGTTGCTGTTGGTAATGGTTCAGAGGTTAAGGTAAAGATTAAACCTTACACTGGAAAGTATGGTACGTTTGCTGAGTTAGTAGCTGTTAAAGTTAATAACTTAATTGAATATACTGAAGCCGATACAGACAACGAGGAATTCTAAATGATTATAACTATTACGAATGAAGATGTAGTTACTAACTTTGATGTTAATAACATTAGTGATGATGCTGTAAAGCAAGAAGCTACTGTTGTTGTGCAGAAGGTTGGTAACCTACAGATAATTATTGAAGCTTTAGACTTCGCAAGTCGTACTCACCGAGCTAACTTAGAAGAGTTACTTAAGAGTAGAGATGAAGCTATTGTCGAGCCAGAGCCAGAGGTAATGGAGGACAAAACAGACGACAATAAATAACCATTAGTGAGGGCTAATATGGAAAACAAAACTTGGCATAAATTAAAACAACCTTGTCCGCTATGCACTAGCAGTGATGCAGTAGGAATCAACGAAGATGGTTCAGCAAAGTGTTTCAGTTGTGGAGAATTTATGCCTAACTATAATAATTCATGTGAAGGAAAAGATATGGAACAGACAACAACAAATCAAACAGCGTTTAAACAACCTGATACTATAGACACAGGTACTTTCTCTGCTCTAACTGATAGGCGTATCTCTCAAGAGACAGCCAAGAAGTATAGCGTTAAGGTAGTGCATGACTTACAGGGTAAGGTTACTAAACATATGTATCCTTATTATAATGGACTAGAACTTTCTGCTACTAAAGTTAGAAACGTAGGTAACAAAGATTTCTTTGTGAATGGTTCTTATAATGATACAGGATTGTTTGGTCAACAGTTGTTTAAGGGTGGCAAGTATGTCACCATAACCGAAGGGGAGTGTGATGCTATGGCGGCTTACGAACTACTGGGTAGTAAGTGGGCAGTCGTATCTATAAAGCGTGGAGCACAGGGTGCAGTCCGAGACATCAAGGATAGTTTAGAATTCTTTGATGACTTTGAAAACGTTATCATATCTTTTGATAGTGATAAGGCAGGTAAGGAAGCGGCTATTAAAGTTGCGAGACTGTTTAAACCCGGCAAGGCTAGGATACTCACACTTCCTAATGGCTTCAAAGACCCTAACGATATGCTTCGTGATAACAAACATAAAGATTTTGTTGAAGCGTGGTGGGCTTCTAAGGTATACACACCTTCAGGAGTTATCAATGTATCGGAACAACGAGAGAAGTTCCACAACCGAGAGAAGAAACCAAGCGTCCCTTATCCTTATGAAGGATTAAACAAAAAGCTTTATGGCTTAAGACAGGGAGAGCTTGTAACTTTGACAGGTGGTACAGGACTTGGTAAGTCTAGTGTGACTAGAGAACTAGAACATCATCTTATTAAAAGTACTACAGACAACGTAGGTATCATAGCGTTGGAAGAAGATTGGAGACGTACCATTGATGGTATACTTTCTATTGAAGCTAATGCAAGATTGTATGTTGATGAAGAACGTGAGAAGTTTTCTAAAGAAGAACTAGATAGTATGTTCGATATGCTATACGATGGTGATAACCGAAACAGAGTATGGGTACATTCCCACTTCGGAACCAACGACATTGACGACATCTTTACTAAGCTACGCTTTATGATTATCGGTTGTGATTGCAGGTGGGTGGTCGTTGACCATCTACATATGTTGGTCAGTGCCGTCCATGATGGTGACGAGAGACGAGCTATTGATACGATTATGACTAGACTAAGAAGTTTAGTTGAAGAGACTGGTGCAGGTATTATTCTTGTATCACATCTAAGACGTGTTGATGGTAACAAAGGACATGAGAATGGAATTGAAGTAAGTCTCTCTCATCTACGTGGTTCAAACAGTATCGGACAATTGTCTGATTGTGTGATTGCTCTTGAAAGGAATCAACAATCCGATGACCCCGAGGAAGCTAGGACTACAAGACTTCGTGTACTTAAATCAAGATACACTGGTGATGTAGGACTTGCGGCTAGAGTTGTCTATGATAAAGATACAGGTAGATTAACAGAACTAACAGACGAGGACATTGAGTTTGACCCGTCCGCTGATGAGGCATTTTAATATGGATTTAGTATTTGATATAGAGACAGATGATTTACAGGCTACACTTGTACATTGTATTGTAGCTCAAGACGCAGACTCGGGTGAGATATTTAAATTCCCTCCTAACAAATTAGAAGAAGGATATAAGTTTCTCACTACAGCCGACAGACTAATTGGACATAACATTATTGGTTTTGATATTCCATTAGTGGAAAGGTTCGGTGGCGTTGACCTTAGTGGTAAAGAAGTTATTGATACTCTTGTTCTATCTAGATTATTTAATCCTGCTAGAGATGGTGGGCATAGTCTAGAGAGTTGGGGCTTTAGGCTTGGTCTTTCTAAGATTGATTTTACTGATTACTTAAACTACTCTAGTGAAATGCTAGAGTATTGTGTACGTGATGTAACTTTAAATACAATGGTATACAAAGCTTTACGCCATGAGTCAAAAGGCTTTAGTAAATCTTGTATTGAGATAGAGCAATCAGTGGCTAAGATAATTAAGCAACAAGAAGTTAATGGTTTTAAGTTTGACATGAAGTCTGCTTTAACTTTATTAGCAGAGCTTAGAGAAAAGAAACAGATGATTGAAGACGAGGTACACAATACGTTTAAACCTAAGTGGGTAGATACTAAGTTAGTTACGCCTTACATTAGGACGACAGACGGTCAGCTATCTAAGCGTGGTCTTACCGATGATGAATATGCAAGGTGTTTAAACACTCTCAACCATGAGCCTTTCATGCGACAAACTTTACAAGAGTTTAATCTTGGCAGTCGTAAGCAGATAGGTGAGTACCTCATAGACTTTGGTTGGAAGCCTGATAGGTTTACACCTACAGGTCAACCTATTGTAGATGAGAAAACTTTATCAGAGGTTACTCATATTCACGAAGCAAAACTTATTGCAGACTTTCTTTTAATACAGAAACGTATTGCCCAAGTAGATTCTTGGGTTAGTTCTGTACGAGATGACGAACGAGTGCATGGGTTTGTTATACCTAACGGTGCTATCACTGGTAGAATGACACATAGAAATCCCAACATGGCTCAAGTACCTTCAGTGCATAGTCCTTATGGTAAAGAGTGTAGGTCTTGTTGGGTAGTGGATGAAGGCAATGTTTTACTAGGCGTTGATGCTAGTGGGTTAGAGCTAAGAATGTTAGCACACTACATGGACGATGACGAATATATTAAGGAGATATTAGATGGAGACATACACACAGCTAATCAAAAAGCTGCAAAACTTAAATCAAGAAATCAGGCAAAGACATTCATCTATGCACTCATGTACGGAGCAGGAGATGAGAAGCTTGGTAAAGTGGTCGAAGGAAATACAGCAGATGGTAAACGAGCTAGAGAATATTTCTTCGATAATAATCCTGCATTTAAATCTCTTAGAGATAGGGTTACGAGAGCATCAGCAAAAAAATACCTTAAAGGGTTAGATGGTAGGAAGCTCTACATTAGGAATACACATGCCGCACTCAACACTTTGCTTCAGGGAGCAGGTGCTATTGTTATGAAGAAAGCATTAGGTATATTAGATGACTTGCTTAGACTCAATACTATTGACTATAAGTTTGTTGCTAACATACACGATGAATGGCAGATAGAAGTTAAGGAATCTCAAGCTGAGTTTACTGGAGAACTTGCTGTTAAGAGTATCATACAAGCAGGAGAAGAATTTAATCTTCGTTGTCCTATGGATGGCGAATACAAAATAGGGAGGAACTGGAGTGAAACACATTAAAGAACAAGAATATAACTGGAGTTTCGATAGAAGAAATTCAAAAGGAGAAGCTATATTTAGGCACAGTACAGATGAAACTGTAGAGGATGTAATTATTTTTTTAAGAAGTAAAGATATTGAATATAAATTAACACAAGGAGCAGGGTCAACTATGTTTTGGGTGTATTTTAATTATCAGAAATATTGTTATTTTTCTACCACAGGAAGATGGGCACCTTGGAATGAGGATGGTTATCCTGATAGACATTACAAATCTAAAGGCATAGAAGATTTTTATACTAGATTTTTACTAGCCGATAAACCTACATTTAAGAACGAAACAGAAACCAAAAAAGAAATAAAGAAAATTCTTGAAGACGAACAGATAGAATACAAAATAAAAAAAGACACGGTTACTTTAACTACTAAAGCTATACCTAGAAAAGACGGCAGAGGTAATAGAAGAAGATATACATATGATTACATTATAGGAACAGGTAAATGGAGAAGTATGAATGTTGATGGTAGTTATAATGAAACTTACTATCAAGCAAGTAGCATAGAAAACTTTATTACAAAATTTTTTAGACCAAAGGAGGAACTGGAGTGAGACACATTGATATGAAACAGAAAGAATTATACTTTGATGGTTCAGACTACGAGCCAGAACATGATAGAAAAAGATTAACAGGACAAATACTTAGGGTATATTCTGCACTTGAAAAAGGAAATTGGCTTACACTAGATGAACTATCTAATATTACAGGAGACCCACAAGCTAGTATATCAGCACAGTTAAGACATCTAAGAAAAGAAAGATTTGGTTCTTATATAATTAATAAAAGACCTAGAGGAATTAGAAGCCGCGGTCTATGGGAATATAAAATGGGAGAGAATAATGAAACCCACTAAAGAAAACAGAAAAAAGTTTGACATTGACCTAGAGTATGGTACAATACGTGAAGATAAAATAGCAGAGATGCTAACAGGTAAAAAGATTGAGGTTAAATCTGAGAAAGATTTATG